GGTCAATTTTTTGTTTGTGAAAAGTGTACTGGAGTGTTAAGCGAAATTTGGGATTATTGTCGTGATGAAAGCGGAGAGATTGTCAAGGTAAATGATCATTATTTAGACGCTTTGCGTTATGCGATTTTTTCTGATGTTCAATATGGGGTGGCGATGTCATGAATTTATTTCAAAGAATATCATCAAACTTTAAGCGACAGAGAATACAACCACAAGCGAAGAAAAAGGCATTGTTAGAAAATTCGGAAACATTGTTAAATTCATTGTCTGACGATGATGATTTTATTAAATTTAGTAATAACTACGTTATTGGTGATACCTACCTTCTTCACGCTTGGGTTAATATTGCAATTAATATTCTTATCCGCAATATCGCTCGTGCTGATTTCACAATTAAAAGAGAGGGTAACGATATTGAATATGGTTTTGTATATGACCTATTCCGTAAACCTAACTCTTTAACTAGCCGATTTGATTTGTGGAAAGAAACTGCCGCTTGGTGGTTTTTAGAAGGGGAAGCGTTCTGGTGGTTCGGTTCTGATTATTCAGGCGGAATACCGAAAGAAATTTATATTCTCGATCCTCGCAAGATGCGGCATGAGGGAGAATTTTTATCTCTTGATTTTGGNTTAAATAAAAAACCACGCCGTTGGTTTTATCATNCTGATACTGAACTTGTACCAATTCTTTCTGATGAAATAATCCACTTTCGAGACTTTAATCCTTACAATCCTATTCGTGGTGTAAATCCTCTGATTTCTTTATCAATGGAATTAGAACAGGATTTTTACGCAAATAAAGCGAATTCTCAATTACTAAAAAATAACGCTATTCCTCATGGTCTGTTAAAAACTGATCAAACTCTTAGACCCGAAGAAGCCGATCAACTTGAAAGGCGGTGGGAAAGTAAATACGGTGCTGTTAAATCGGGAAGAAAAATTGCGGTTCTTGGTAAAGGTACAAGTTTTGAGCCGTTAAGTTTTAATCCTGATGTTATAAAATTTTTTGAATTAAAGCGGTGGAACTTATACACGATTTTAGCAAGATACGGTATACCGCCGAGAGTTGCAAACATCAGCGATAGATCATCGGCTTTATCTGGTAAAGATACTACGGAGCAGCACTCGGCGTTTTGGAAATTCACTTTAATTCCTATTCTTCGGCAATTTGAGCAAATTTTAGAAAGTCAATTTTTTGTCCGCTTCGGATTAAAGGAAAGCGGCGTTTTTGACCTTTGGGATATACCTGAACTGCAAGAGAGCGAAGATGCTCAAAGTAAGAGAGATATTNCGGAGATTAACGCAGGGCTTAAAACGATAAACGATGTTTTGAAGGAGAGAGGGAAAGAGCCTAAAGCGTGGGGCGATGTTTGGCATCGACCGAAAAATTTAGAAACTATCAGTTGCAAAACTGAAAATGACAACGGAGAGGATTAATGATAAATAAATCCGTTGTTATTGCTTCTACTGCTGGTTTTCTCGCTGATATGCTTTGTAAAAAACTGCAAGAGGTTAATTTCAAAGTTTATATAGCAAGCAATGATAAAGATTTATTTATAAAAATTAATAATTGTTTTCCTCGATTTATATTTATTGAAAATTGTTTTTTAAACAATGTTACTGATGAATATGTAAATAAAATAAAAAGTAAAAACAGAAATTTGCATATTATTATTTGGACTGCTTCCGATATACAAACGTTTTCTGCGGCTAGGTTCATTCATGCAGGAGCTGAAAGTTTTATCTCTTTAAGGGAAACAGGGGAAATATTACACAATATACTAACTCGCATTATGTTAGGTGAAACATATTGCTCTGATGAAGTTGAAAAGGCTTGTAATAATGAAACTACGATACCGATTTTTGGTGTTCCGATTACTCAAAGAGAATTACAAATTATGAAGTTATTACGATTGAGTGATACAGAGATTGGCAAGAAATTAAATATTTGCAGAAAAACAGTCGGCTATCATAAACAAAAATTATTTAAAAAACTTGGTTTAAACAGTAAATATGAACTTATTAAATATGCTGTTGAAAATGAGATTTTAACAAGTAAGAAGTGAGAAATGAACAGAGAACAACAGTGAACAGAGAACAATAAGCAATGAGAAGTGAGCGAAAAGTTTAATACAAATATTGCGGAGGTTTGAGAGATGATTATTAAAACTAAGAGTGGAGAATTCAAGAATGAAAATACTTTATCGTTGCTTGAATACTTGGGCGTTAAAAAAGAAACATCGGGAATTGTTGAAGTAAAGCAAGATGTAGAATTGATTGCTTCTGTTCCGTTTTCAATGAACAAGGAACAGAGAACAGAGAAAAATGAGCTAGAAAGTTATGCGTGGACACTTAGCACATTTGACCTTGACAGATACGGAGAAAGAATTGATCCGCAAGGTTGGGATTATAAGCGTTATTTGCAAAATCCAGTTGTAGAGTGGGCGCATCGGTACGATATTCCAGCTATCGGAAAAATGGATAACTTGATGATTGATGAAAACGGCTTGCATGGCGTTGTTTTTTTCAATGATAAATCTTTTGATCCGTTTGGGTGGGCGATTGGGGAGCGTGTTAAAAACGGCGTTATTCGGGCTGGCTCTGTCGGATTTAGAGTTATCGAGATAGAAATTCCAGACAGGAAAACGCAAGAGGAAGGAACATTTTTAATTTTTCGTAAACAAGAACTATTGGAATTTTCTATTTGTAATGTACCTGCTAATCCGTTTGCATTGGCAAAAATGAAAAATGAGGAATTAGAAATGAGCAATGAAAGAATAAATAATACTGCTCTGTTTTGGGGCGGTTTTATTAATAATTTACAAGGAGAATAATCTATGAACGAATTGTTAGTTGCAATTAAAAAGAAAATTGCGGAAATGAAAAAAGTCGAGAGTACGGGATTTACTGACCCTGCTAAGGCTTCGGAGTATTTCAAGGATAAAGAAGTGATTTTGGAAGAAATTACTAAAACGCTTGAAACTATAACAGGCGGTCAATCGGAACAGTTTATCGCTCTTGAAAAAACTGTCGGCGAACTTCGCAAGGAACTGAAAACACAGGCGGCATATCCTAAAGAATTAACACAAAAAGAATTGTACTACAAATTGGGGCGTGGTGTCGCTGCGGCTTATCGGGGCAATAATTCAATTCTTGCTGAATTGGGTTTTACGCCTAACTTCGGTACTGATAACTGGACTAATCCGAAAGATGTTTCATGGGTTATGGGTAAAGGTTGGATTGCTCAACGTGCGGCGGCTATGGGCGATATGGACACTTCCGATCAATTCCTTATTCACCCTTCTTATGAAAATGAGCTTGTCGCTATTGCTGAAAAGAAAAGCGTAATGATGCCGCTTGTTGACAGTTCAACTATGTCTGTCCCTTCTGTTTTTGTTCCTGTCGAGGAAGATGTCGATGTAAAACTTGAATGGCTCGGAAAATACGGCGATGAAATAAAAGAAGTGGTAAAACCTAAAATTGAAAACATCGAATTAAAAGCATTGACCGCTGCAGGTTTTATCAAAGTATATGACGAATTTGAAGAAGATAGTTTTTTGGACTTGGGCAAATTATTTGTTAAAAAATTTATCGGCTCTTATGCAAGAGAATTTGACAAACAGTGTCTTATTGCGAATAACGCTCCTTTTACTGGCGCTTTGGCTACTGACAGGGCAGTCAATGTTGAAATTGACAGCGGTGATATTAACGATTTGACATGGGAAGATTTTAGAGACGCTACATTGAAAGTACCTGCGGAAGAAAGAAAAGACTGTTGCTGGTTCTTGCATGAAACTGTCCTCAATCATGTTTTCAAATTAAAAGATGATAACGGAAACCCGATTGTCCGCAGACCTATGGAGAAAATGCCAGGCGTGATCGACTTGTACCCTTACCACGAATGTCATGTTATGCCTCAATTTGGAGATATTGAAAAAAATACTCCGTTTGCGGTTTTTATGAACCCTCAGCGGATTAATCATCGGAGCAGAAAAGGTATCGAGCTTACAAGATTTGGCGGAACAGAGGAAAGCCTAAAATTCGGTATCAAGGCTTTACGTTTTCGCAAGAGAGACGCTTTTGCTCTGGTTATTCCGAAAAAGCACATGGTTATACTCAAAACAAAGAACAGTTAACAGAGAACAGAGAATAATTTTTTTATTTGTTATCGGTAGATAAACTACAGATAACAGAGTTATTTGAAATAATTAGGGAAGGATAAATAATTTTATGCGGTAATATTGCCGTTAAAAAATCTAGAAGGTAAAATGCTGTCCGTATAAATAACGGGCAGCAAACCTTTTTCATTTCTTTTTAGTTTTTGTAATATACGGATAAAATTCTTCTTCCGTACAAACTTTTAATTGATTGACATAATAATTTAATAAAACAGATCTAACTTGATTTACGATATTTCCGTCATATTTTATATCGTCTCTGGCAGGGTAAAGATTTACAATTAAATCCCATATTTCATTATCGACAAAATCATGTTGATTGATTTTCATTCGTTCTTCCATTGTCATATTAACCCCCTAATGACAGAGGTTTTTTGAAATGGCGCGGATAACTTTTATATAGTGCGGCTTCGATGCTTTGTTCTTCAAAATGATAATCAATGTTATAAAGCGGAGTATTTATTAAATCTGTACGCAGAAAATAACCCCATTCGTAAAACTGAAGCTCGCCGTTAAGAATTGCATAGCCGAACATATAATCTTCTTTGTCATATTCGCAAATATAAATGTCTGTTGAACCGTAAAAGTAATGAAAAATTGCAGGGTGTTCTTTCATACCGTCAGTTGCCCTAATTTTTGGGCATTTTAATAATTGGTTTTCTAATAGTTCAATACCGTCGTGAAATTCTTTTATATTTCGTCTGGTTATCTTTAATTGATCCGTTGGAATTAAAGCCGATACTTCATAAGGTATTTTTTTATATTCCTTCATTTTTTGCTCCTTGCTTTGATTTTCCCCCGCCCAATACGGGCAGGGGTGCTTTTTTTTATACCGCAATTTTAAGCTGTTGTTTTTTCTTTGTTTTTTCTTCTTTTTCCTTTTCTACTTT